GATTCTTTGGAGACACCAAGGATTACATTTAACCCTGGCTTTCCTGCTCTTTCCCGGATCCTGAACGGAATCACAAAAGCAGTATCTACATAAGACTTTCCGGAACGGACCGCTCCGGATTTAATATTCCATCGGTGTGTGGAATTTACAATATACTCATTCTGTTTCCTGCTTAACTGCATTATCGCGTACCTCTTTCAGAATCTGATCCAGCTTATCAAGAGCTTCATCCGTTTCATTTTCTCCTGTGACAGCCTGCTTTCTGGCTCTCTTAAGCTCCGTATCAGCCTCACGGTTCCGGATGTTCTCTTCTGGTTCAGGGGACTGCCCGGCATACTGTGCTACAAAATAGGCAGCTTTTGTATTGCCGTTCATGGCTTCCTTGATCTGAGCCGCCAGCATAGCACTCTCTAAAGTACTTTCCAGTCCCAGGGCTTCCAGAACGGGTGTCCATTCCGGACTGTCTATTTCCGCTGTCAAAAGGAGGTTTAAAGTCTTTCGGAAATCCGCTTTTCGGCGTCTTACTTCTCCTGACTTTTTTCCACCATTTCTGCCACGTTCTCTTGCTTCGTTCTTGGTTCGTACCGGTTTTAAGTTTTCATTGTTTGCCATCACCTCACCTTCCTATCTGGCTGTTTTTATATACAAAAAGAGACAGCAACTGCTGCCTCTAAGCCTTCTCGTATTAATTATTATTGTCAAATATTGTAAATATATGTTATGATAGTTTCGTAACACAACGAAAGGAGAAAAGGAGGAACCAAAATGCAATTATCTTATCAAAATCATTATGATCAAAAAGTTTTAGTATCTTAAGCGCCATCTTAAGAGGGTCCTGATTTTTCTTCAATGTTGTATTATATTTACATATCTGTTCGCCATCTTGTTTTCTATATTGGCATCTAAGCTTTTCCTTAGTATAAGCCCAATAATAAACAAAGGAGGAAATCTCATGGATTTTCTAAAGATGGCGCAAAACGCAGATTTTCTCTTATTTATTCTCGGCATTTTCTGGATGGATATTTCAGGATACATACAGAAAATGGTGTCGAATTGCAATAGCAGAGTCTTTAGCTTTGTATCTGCAATTTTTATTTTCGTAATAATAAAGCATTTTTTTTCTTGAGAATTTATAAGAGAGCAAAAAACCGGATTAGCTACCCGGTTTTTTGTTTTAATGACAGCCAAGCTGTGATACCTGGCTGCCATGATGGAGGAATTAATGCCATCAACCATTAATTCCAGTTTATACTATAGCAAATTAAATCGTAACATGTGTAACATTCGTAACAAACTTTACTTTTCTTTAAAAAATCTTTTAAATTCCATCTTCACACTAGCTTCTGTAGCCTTCCGTCCCATCTTTTTTGCTACCTGCTGCCATGTCAGATTCTCAAAAACTTTGTACCGAATGATTCTCTGCATCCTCTGAGGAATCGTATTCATCCATTCTTCTGTCTGAATTTTTATTTTTTCGGCATCTGCTTTTCTCTGATCCAGCAGTTTCTCTTCCATCCGGAGCTGCGAATCTTCCCGGAAGGTGAAGGTTGTCCCCTGAATTTTGAAATGCTGCGGATTATATGGATGTTCTGGATTACTTCCAGAAACATTCGTCTGGATTACTGTCCTTTTCTTCTGCCGGAGCTTCTGAATATCTTTTTCTGTCTCTTCGATCAAGGCGCAGGCGTCTATGTACTGATCCAGTATGTGCTTATCCATGTGGCTCTCTCCTCCATTCTTTTCCTGTCTTTTTGTCTCTCAATCCTATAATCTCTAACCCGTGGAGCCCGGCCACGTTGTTGATAACAGAATAGACGTTGTATATATGTGTTGGCATCCTTGCCGATGACTTAATGGCTTTTCCGGCTGTCGGGTCGGCATATCCCTCATTGTTTTTGTGCATTCCTTACCTCCTCAAATAACTCCTGGGCTTCTTCCTTTCTACCGCAGGTGATCCGCTTGATCTGGCCGTCTTTTATGTAAGTTACTGTGTTGCCGTCCAGCGAAGGGAGTGTGATCTTGTCCCAGTCTGTAGGACAAATGTGATAGAAATTCAGAGTACATACCGTTTCGTCTGATCCCGGGTACTGAATCTTATCAAATATACAATTTCCACATTCTGCTTCTGAGCTAAACTGCTTACAGTAATCAATCAGCGTATTATATGCTGCTATTGCCAGCTCCGGCGTGATATCCAGCTTTAATGGCTGTTTATCAGTTTCCTGGCATCTCTGACAATCGTCTCCTGCTGCCCCGAAGCAGCCATTGCAGTCTTTATTCACTCTTCCGCCCTCCTGTTCCATGCTTCGTATGCTGCTTCCTCTGAACCATAAGTTTGTGTACTGGCTCCGCATTCCTTGCAATACACATATGCTGCAATAACCGCATGGCTGAATCCAATGATTTTTTCAATATCTGCTTCTCCGCCACAAAACGGACATTTCTTTAGTTCTTTCATATCACTCACTCCAATCTAATTTCTGACCACAATCATGACAGTAATTATGTTTCTGTCTTAAACTGCGTATAGTTGTGCAATCTGGACATCCATAATAAGCTTTGCTTATCTGTGGTTTCTTCGGCAGCTGCTTTTCCAGTGCCTCGATTGCCGTTTTGGCATTATCAGTAACCATCGTATGGTCGCACCTGTCATAGCAATCGCACTCCTCACACACTGTATCGTCTGCAAATGATTTCATACAATATATCGCTTCTCTAACTTTCTTTTCGTCCATCATTCCCTCCTGTCAAACTTCTCAAGCATCTGCTACCGCCAGTCCTCTCTATGGCAATCACAGGTATCATCCTCCTGGATCAGGATTCCCTTGCGGTCGCAGAGGCCGTTGTCGTTGTCAATACAGGTTGCACAGGTTTTGTCTTTCATTGTTCTTTCCCTCCTTAAACTTGTCCACACCGGAAGCTACATGTTCTTGTGCATCCCTTGCAGCACTGCTCCCGGCACATTTCTATATCTTCTCCTTCTTGGATTGCTTGTATAATCAAATTCTTTGCCGTTGTCATTCGCTCACACCCGGTATCTGTCATCCGCTCGCAGTCAAAACCATTTCTACCCTCTTTTCCCTCTGCCTGTGCAATACAGGCTTCGCAGCCAATAGAATCTTTTAAGGAGCAGTTTACAAATTCATCCTGGAATATCTGTATTGGGGCCTGTACACAATCCTCTATTGTACTGCCCTTGTATTTTTCAAAATATTCACAGTAATTCACTGGATGCAACATCCCACCCCTGCACCAATGCGCTTGTTCTCCTGGTTTATTCCAGTTGCTCCACGCTGTCCGAGGCGGTTTGCCTGGATGCATTTTGTCATAAGGCTCTATCTTTGCTCTGTGATCGTCATAACAGCTTCCGTAAGAGCATCTGTTACTCCACCAGTACAGACAATTCCTGCAGATACATTCCCCACAGGAAAGAATCGTGTTTGATTTTTCTGCAAGATAATCAGCAATGGTTAATTGACCGGGTAAACTGTCTTTGCTCACTATTCCTCCTTAATTTCAAAACAAACTTTGTTGCTCCAAGTCGTACTCTGTCTTTTTACGATTAAGTTTATTTCCCTGCCGGCGCAGCCTTTGTACGCGCTGCTTCTGTTTCAGCGTTGCCATATAATTATTGTCAATCTCCGGAGGTGTTGGAAAATAATATTCTTCCGGAAGAGGAATGCTGTTTTCTTCGCAGATCTCACGTATTTCTCGCTTATAACTCAGAATGTGATTTCTGGTCAGATTCATATTGCAGCCATCCGGCCAAAAAGGATCATTGCATCCCTGCTCCTGAATATGCTTCCAGATTGCGATTTCCCTTATGATGCTATATGTATATTCTTTAATTATTTGCTTCGGTGATTTCTTTTTCGTTTTCCATCACTCCCTCCATTGCTCCTGTAATCTCTCTGGTGGTATCTTTTATCACTTGCAGCGCTTCTCTCAGCTCCATAGGTTCTGTTTTTAACCGGTCATTCACAACTCTACGCTTCAACAGATAAATCACCTCTTCAAAGCTCCCACAGTACCCTACTGTATCATACAGAGCTTTTCCATCCTTATCTTTTCTACCCTTATCTATGACGAGGGTAAATCCCATATTATTGGGATCTGCATAATAATTTTCAATTAAATGTATCATTTCTTCCCTCCTCAATCATTCCACCTAATTTCCAGTTCCATCCCAAGCTCCTCCTTGATGCTCTCTATGTAATCCGGCCAGGTTGCCAGATCATCCATCAGAAGATCAGCTCCTTCTGCCACCTTGTCCATGAACCTCTGGCAGCGCGTCTGGCCAAAACCAAAGGCGTCATGCAAAGCAGCAATACTCAGGATCGTAAAAGTGTCCAGTGTCATTTGTTTTATCTTCTCACTGGCCTTATCCAGGTCCTTGGCTGCCAGTGAGGTATGTATTCCAGTAATCCCCCGGAAGCTGATCTCCCGTTCCAGGGCTTCAAGCCCCCCCTGCCTCGCAATCCGCAGGGCAAGGGTGAGGCCGTCTTCCCGGCCACGTTCGTATTCACGCATTTTGTTCATAGATTCCGCTCCTTATCCAGTTCCTTTGCTTTTCTGTACATCTTCTCCAAATAATCAGCGTAGGAATTTAGCATATGGTCCACAAAAGAATTTCTGTTATATTTTTTTGATAAAATATCAATTTGTTCCACAACCTGCTTCCAGTATTCATCTTTTTCTTCAATCCCCGCAGTCTGAAGCACCAATGCCGGAAAATCAATTTGAAGAAATTTGATGGTATTGGGAATTTGCTCATGTGTCACTCTCATACTCCAACACTACCTTCCACCTCAAAACTCTGTTCAAGAAGCTGCTCGTTTTCTTTACTGAATGCCTTTATATAGCTCTGTTTTATCGGCCTGATAAAATGTATCCCACTGGCTGACTTTGCACGGGAGACAGCTACATAGAACTGTCCTGGATCCCAGCAGCATGGATCGATATTGATCTTCTCAAAAGTTTGTCCTTGAGACTTATGAATACTGATAGCCCATGCAAGTTTTACCGGGAACTGCGAAAATGATCCAACTTTCTTACGGACAATCTTCTCTTTTATTATTTTCTGTCCTTCTATTTCCTGCTCAGATTCCTCAATGACCTGCTTCTCGATTTCTTTGCTATGTTGATATAAGTTGATGGTCTTACCTTTATCTGTCCTTATCCGAAGATAGGGCTCTTCAAATTCTTCATTGCCTACGATTTTCTGGATGATCCCAATGGTACCATTCACATAATCACCGGAAAGGTCGTTCACAGTTATCATTATCTTTGCACCGATATTCAGAATCAGCTCTTCTTTTGCAAAATTAATGTTTCGGATATCTGCCGATTCCAGTTCTCCTCTGACCTGCGCATGAAATACCCTTTCCGTCTCTTTTTTAAGCTTATTCAAGAATGTCTGATTGATCCTGTCCGCTTCTGCGTTTGTTCCTACCAGAAACGGTGCTTCCGGGATCACCTTGCCCGCTTCGTTTTTCTCTAAATAGCTGATTGATTTACGGATATTGTTCCCATACTTGATATCATTCAGGACATATTTGAATCCTTCATCATTCTGCCTGCACACTTCATCGAGTTTTATGTACTCAAATCCCATATCCTTCCAATAAGCGGACATGAAAGCATATCCCTGTTCATACTTCCCACCTTTTCCATACTCCGATCCGTACATCCGGCAAAGGATATTCCTGTCGCTTTGTGTGATTACTGGCGGCAGCTGGTAAAAATCCCCTATCACGATTAATTGCAGATCCTCTTTATCTTCTCCTTTTAACAGCCGCTCTACAGCACGTTCCTCGTTTTCCAGGAAAATTGTTTTTGCGATCACGTTAAACAGGTCAAAGCGGCACATACTGATCTCATCAATGATCAGGACATCAGCTTCTTTCAATAGATCCACCCTGGACTTCACCTTTTTCCTATATTCCTCAAATCTGACAGAAATATTAAGTGCCCTATGTACGGTCATTGCCCCATATCCAATATTATCCGCTGCTATTCCTGTCGTAGCAGATACCAGAACGTTTTTCCCCATTTCTTCTGCTTCCTGAATAAATGTCTGAATAACTGTTGTCTTTCCTGTACCTGCATCCCCAGTAAGAAAAACATTACTTCCCGACAGCATAGTATCCAATGCATAGCGCTGCTTTTTATTAAGCTTCTCTTTTTTGATCATGTTACCCAATTTGCTCCTCCTCATATCGTTTTTAATTTTCAGTATTTTCTTTATATTTAATAATATCAAACTATTTTTTCAGTTATTTCTTCTTGTGTTACCATTTGTTACCCATTTATAAAACTGTTCGGTAACGCTTCAAAGCCTTATTTTATGCGGGTTTCCAGACTTTGTTACCATGTTACCAAGTTACCGAGGGTTTTATATAGGAAATTACTTCCTGTGTGTAAAAATGACACACACACTTTTTGTCCCTATATACATGCATTTTGGTCGGTAACATGGGTAACGGGTAACAAATTCAATTAAACGGCACTGCCAGATCATGTGACACCGAGACAAACTGTGACCCTTTTCTGTCGATATCTGCTTCTGAAACCTCATCTGAAATGCGCATAACGATATATCTCATGACCTTTTTCCCTTCTCGTCTTACATAAGTATCACGATCCCCACTGCAACGGAGCAGCCCCCTGTTCATGGCCCATGTCGTAAATGCCTTTCTGGAAAATCCATTCTTTTTCAATAAAGTATCCAATGGGGCAATATAAAAGAATACATAATCATTTCCCAAAGCATCATTTTCTATGAAACCCCATTGATCTATACTGTCATACTGCGCATCAAAATGCTGTCCATATACCACAAGGCTTTCCAGCAGGAACTCATAGCATCTCTGGCCCTCAGATACATCCTTTTTGCGTGTAGGAATGCCTGCAACATCCTCAACGGTTAAAGCCCGACCATCCTGAAAAATACAATCTGTAGCTAGCTTATCAGCCAATAACAGTGTTGCTATGGCCATAACCTGCTTTGCCGGAAAATTATATTTTTCAAATTCATTTTCAATCCCCATCTTCATCTCTTTAAGCTCATCAGATTCAAACTTTTTGATATTCCCCACAAACACCCTTCCGGCAAAACCGTAGTTCTTCATCACAATGCTGTTGACTTCCGCCGGATTCTCGTATATGTCCTCACTGCACTCAATCTCAATGATCCGGTTAATTGCACCGCCGGAATCTGCAAATTCTGAGATAGGATTTTCACCGTTGCAGATAGTCACATTACTCCAGGTATTCTCCTTTGCAGCTCCAAGCTCCTTATTTGACCGTCCTTTTCCCTTACCGGAACAGAGGTTGTATATTAACGTCTCGTAGTTGTCCCGAATGTACTGTGATGCATTTTTTGAATCATCCAATATCATAGGAAAGTTATTGAGCATATCTGCCCTAGTCTCAAGACTGGTGTCTGTGGATCGGAAATTCCCTACATAAGCTCCCGGGGCAGGATTTCCCCAGACAGATGCCGCGATATTGATCGTCACAGTCTTTCCGCCTCCGGTCTGTCCATAGAAATCAACAATAAAGGGAAGCGCATCAAGCGGCTGTATCAGAACACTCGCAAATGATGCCGCAAGTGCAATACGCGGTTCTAAGCGTCCGCAGGATCGAACCTGTTTAGCAAGTGTAACCCATTTAAAATATTCACCTTGCTCCTGTATACTCTGGAATAGTGTTCTGAAGCGATATTCGCCGTCAAAAACAATCGAGAGATCATAAGGGACAAATACATTTCCGTGCCACCCCAATTTGCTTGTAGAGTGTTGTATGTCGATCATGTCCGCATTCCACATTTCCAGATCTGCAAGATACTTCACAAGAAGCCTTGCATTTTCTGAATTAACCTGTACACCAAACCTTGCAAGATTCGTAATGGCCCTGGAAGTGACAACCTCAATTTTGGGGACAGTGATCTCTGTCCAATAGCCGTCCCGCTTGAAGGCGATCGTTATCTGTTCTTCCCCAGTCTCTATATTCTTCAGCCGACGCACCGGCATAATCGGATGGTGACACACCAAATCTTTTGCCTTAGATGTCTCCGAAGAAAAGATTCCGTTTTCTGTGGCAATCCAGCTCCCGCATGCCATCTGAGGATATGATTTTTCTACGCTGTCCGGAAAAAAATTTGTGATATTATCAACGATAACCATCGATCTGCTTTCCCGCTGCTCTTTTTCTTTTTCACGCTCAGCTTTTTGAAATTCATTAATAAATTCGTCTGCAATCTTCTTTGACTGTACAGCTTTAGAACGATCCAGAAGCCTGAATTTTGCTTCTGACCGATCGATCTTGATTGAAAAAAGTTCTTCATACAGTTCCTTTTTCATAAAATCCTCATGCTGTAGATCTTCAATATTTTCAAGAATGGGTTTCACCTCCTGTCTTAGCAGATAATATCTCATATCTACTTTTTTCCTTTTCAAGCTCAAATTGACACATATACCATTCTTCTGAGCCGGGCGGATATGTATTGAGTGCTGTTTCGCACATCAATATATTTTTTTCTGCCTGTTTAAGTTCATTCAGATCCTGATCAAGATTGTATTTTTTTGCTTTGATGTCCCGTACTTCATGCCTGATCTGTTCCCGGCTCTTACCTTTTCTTGAGATATATGTGCCGCCTAGCTCAATAAATGCTGTACTAAACGGAACAGATTCATACCGCATGATAAAATCAAATATATCTCCGCCTATCCCGCATCCAAAGCAATAGAAAGAATCCTCATATATCTTGCAGGAAGCAGTCCTTTCTCTGTGGAACGGACAGCATATAAAGCCTGCCCTGTTCTGCTTGATCCCATATCTGGAAAGGATCTCCTGCATTGTCACAGATTGTTTTATTTCATCCTTCGTCATGACAACAGCTCCATGATCCGCCGCCCGGTTTCTTCTTTTGTACAGAACTCAAATCGGACACCATATTTATCTCGTATCGTGCAAAGGGATTTATACAGCTGGCACCCATCTACCGCTTTATCAGATATTACAGATTTCACTTTTTTTCCATCTACTGTGCGCCAGACAACACGGTGCTTTCTGGGATTTTCCCAAAAATACACATCTCCAATGGTTCTAATATCTGGACCATGCTCAATAAGAACGATCAGCTGTATACCTGCCTCGCGCGCTCTGATCAGTTCTGATTTAAAACGCTCATGCTGCTGACAGACATTCCCACATAATTCCTGAAGATCTTTCTTCCGATCAATACAGAGCTTTGCATTATCAAGCGACTGGTAATCCCCACAATACAGCTTTGAGCGAAAATACCGCACTTCAAGATATTCGAATTGCTGCCGGATCCGTTCCCATTCTTTTTTATGTTCCCGTGTATCAACCTGTATTACCATTCAGATCACTTCCAATCAATTAAATGGCAGCTCTTCCTGCATACTGTCCGGAATGTTCATAAAATCTGTACCGGATGGATTCGCGCCCATAATAGCCTCCTCTTTCAGATGATCGTCATAGGCCCTGGTTGTACGTTCCTCCGGAATATCTGCATCCTTAATCCCTTCAATGCTGCGGAACCATGCAAGTTTCCTGTGCTTCACTTCCTTGCCGTTATACCAGTCTTTTTCTACCCGGAAGATCCCGCCGATCAACTTGCCTTTAAATTGCTGTCCGAAATTATCTCCCCATTTAACAGCAAAACCAGGATTGGACTTTTCTACGCAGGTTATAAAGGTTTTCAGATTACGGACACCATAATCTACACTTTCATCAATCACCATATAATTTGTTCCTGCATTCGGGTATTTCTTATCCGGCCTGATGTCATTCTCGAACTGTTTCATAAAATACCCTGCCTGTTCATCACCCTCTGCAAAATCAAACAGGATAACAAGCATATCCTGGTCATTTTGTGTTTTTCTTTCAGACACCTGTTTGATCACCATTCTGTGTCCACCAAGATTAATCGGCTCAAATTCTCCTGCTGCCCTTGTTGTATCGTAATTAGTTGGTTTCTGCATCTGCGTTTCCTCCAATTTCGTAATATTCTCTAATTCTCTGATCCACAATTTTCAGATCATTATCAATAGTTAATTCATCAAACATTCCCATTGGGCTTTTACTGACAGCCCCTCCATGGGTCTGTGTAATAAAAAGGTGCTTTCCACTCTCCTCAATACAGCGGAGAACGATCGTAAACATACCTTCAATACAGACTTTCTCATCCAGAAGCTTACCGATGGTCTTTGGCTTCACTTCTCCAGAATCGTCTTTTTCTTCATGCATCATGAAATACACGATTTTGTTTTCCGGAAGCTTTACAACAAACTGAATCAGCTGCCAGAAATAATCTCCGATGTCGTTGTAAAGAGAAAATACAGCATTTCCTTTTCCGGCAGATGCGTGTCCTCTCATAAAGTGGTTTGTAATCAGATACCCTGCATCGTCAATTACAATAGATTCTGCCTTGGACGATACAAGACACTTCATTACCTGCTGATAATCGTCTGTATACCAGCCAGGAACCTTCCCCTTAAATGGCAGAGGTTTGTTCAATACACGGATTAAATTAAAACTTCCATCCTGACAGTTCCGGAGACTTGTGCTCTTTCCGGAGCCAGATTTTCCAATAATCAATACTGGGATTGCCACTTCTATTCCTCCTTGTCATATACAACATGTTTTGCCGCTTCTAAAATCAGCAGACTGGCAATATCTTTAATGGATGCTGTAGATTCGTTTCCAATTTCTATCAGCGCATTATAGGCGCTTGGAGAAATCCGAATCACCGGCCGATCATCCGGATTTGCAAAGACTTTTTTCTTAGCCGGAATATGTATCTCAAATTTACTCATCAATGTCTTTCTCCTTATATAATTTCTGGGCTGTCAGAAGCCCATTTAAAGCCTGTACATAACTTGCCAAGGTTCGAGATTTGTAGGATTCCTCGATAGGATTATCAGGATTGACAGCAAGCTGCGTATCAATCAAACTGATTACCTCATGAATACGATCCTCCATAATCATACCTCCTTGAAGAAACAATACAGGTTATCCGTCCGATCCCCTTGACCAGACATATTTATTCCACCTGCTACAGTTGATTCTGCTGCATGATATTCCAAATGGCTAAGAGCCATATCCGGATTTTCATAATCAAGAATCGGACACTCTCTCTTTTTCAATTCATCCAGCAATATATTTACCGCAAGAACCATATCCCATTTTGGAAGTAATTTAAGTTCCTCAAGAATCATGAGACTATCCCTCCAATATTTCTCCCAGCGCCTTTTTAGCCTGACTGAACCCACGTGTTTTCTCGTACTCATAGCCTGATGTCAAATGTACTATAAAATGCTTTTCTATCTCTCCACTCGGAGAAATAACATACAAACACAAGTAACTCTTTGATCCTGCGGCTGTAAATTCGAAGTTCACATGCCTGTTTGTTTCGTTTGCAACCCTCATTGTTAAATTAAGCAGCTCTCTGATCTGACTTTCTTTATCAGGCTGATTAATTTTCATGCTCATACTTGCTTTTCCTCTCATTCTGCCTTACAATAAGGCTGTGATAAACTATTACTTGGATCCTCCTGAGCTGCTAACCTCAGTGGGATCCTTTTCCAATGCTCTCTCCAACCGGATACTGGTTGATAAGATCCGGACACTCGGAGGGCACTCTGGATCCAGCAAATCCTGCAAGGCTTCCTCGATAACCTTACGCATATCCGTATTTTCTTTCCGGAGCCGTCTGTTCTCTTTGATAATTCTCAGCATACCGGTTCCTCTTTCCGGATCTTCCCGGCAAAGTGCTTTTTATCTGCCGTCCAGACCTCTCCGTTTTCATCTACAAAAAGCTCTTTCCCTTCCTCTCGTGCCATTTCAAGAGAGATTGCATCCCATCCGGTGCGGGGGGTATGAATTTCCGGGTTATATTTCCTCATTTTTATCTCCTTCCATGTTGATCAGCATGAGCCAGTTCAGGCCCCAAAACATCAACGCTGCCATAATCATCTCGATTATTCCATCCCACTCATCCCAGGACAGTATCATTTCAAATGCAGCAATATACGCCGCTACTAAGTGTTTTCTCTGCATGGCTTGTCCTCCTCAATTTATAATTCGTTCGATTTCAGCAAATCGTTTTGCATTGATAAAATAAACCCATCTATTCTCCGAGGTATGAATCGCATACCCCCATGGAAATACTCCTTGTTGCAAACCTTTCCGAACCGTAGTGTGAGTCATTCCAAGAATTTTAGCTGCCTCTGTTACCTCCAGTTTCTGGATTATGCCGTTTCTCACTTCCTTTTTCGGAAATACAACAATGTCTTCTCCCTTTTTGGAAAAATAGTTTTCTTCAAGTCCAAGAGATATCGCAATATCACGCTGAGTGGCTTCTGATGGAACTTGTTTCCCGGAAATATACTGACTGATTGATCCTTTGCTTTTACCAGTCAGCCCCACTATTTGAATCTGGTTCAGATGCAAGTCCTGCATAGCATGTTTTAGTTTTTCGCTGAATAACATCGAAAATTCACCTCTCTTTCTTCCAGAAGTTATTGACTTCTACTGTTGTTTCTCCTATTCTTGAATTACAGGTGTTGTAGCACCGAGTATAAAGAAAGGAAAAGTATGTATGCGCAGATACACATCACCATTTAACGGTAAACGTTATGTACTTAACAAAAACACTGGTGAAATCCATGATTTAGACCGCGAAACATCACATTGCCGTATAAATGATATAAAACCTGAGCATATCTTTAATTGCAGTTCCTATGAGGAAGCTGTAGTTTTTTCTTCTATGCTTGACCTTAGAAGAAACGGATGTGCTTACTGTATGCCAGAGAGAAATAATGGATAACCATTAAGAGCTGCTTCCTTTAAATGGAGTAGCTCTTTTTCTGGCATTTCCTCTTTCAGAAGTTCTGCCACTGCTTCAGGAGTTTTCTTTACTTCGATTAAACCGAATACCATATCAGAAAACTTTTCTTCATCAGTAATAGCTTTTAATACATCAAATTTCTTCATTCCCTCACTCTCCTTTCACTCCTGGGTTGTCAATAAGTACTTCAATGTTTTCTCTGGTTTATTTTCTTTTCCAGTATTCACGATACCAATCTAACTTTTTTTCATCCATGGTGTTACCTGTATGCTCTGCAATATAAATTTGCATTCCCCACATAGTATCTTCCAGATATTTTATTCTTGACTTTAATTTAAAAATTGTCATCAACAATGCTACAAGGCCGAATCCAGTGCTAATTCCTATCATCATGCTTCTCACCTCGCTTTTCCTATTTATAACTTTAAGTTATATTTTAGGTAAAATAATACAATTTTCTGGGGCTTTGACAACAAAACAGAACATTTTAAATTGTGCTGGCTTCATTTCAACTTTTCCATTTTCCCAGTTTACTATTGTGTTTTTTGACACATGCATTTCTTTCGCAACCTCTTCTTGTGTCATTCCTGCATTCACTCTGGCTGCCGCCAAAGTGATTTTAAAATCATTCAATTATTTTCTCCGCTCCTTTCTTTTTATTATGACCCCATTTTAATATAACTTTAAGTTAATGTCAATACCAAAAGTTATATTTTTTTATTTTTAGTTGATTTTTTATAACTTTTAATGTATTATATAGGTATGAAAGGCGAGGTGATTAAGTGAACGAAAAAGAGATAAATTCAATTATCGCAAATAACATTACCAAATACCTAGAGCTTAATAATAAAACACAATTGGAATTAGCTGAATACATGCAGGTTTCTCAAGCTACAGTTTCAAATTGGTGCAAGGGACTAAAAATGCCACGCATGTCAAAAATTGATATGATTTGCACATTCTTTTCTATCGAACGCTCTGACTTGCTAAATGAATCTTCTCCAGCTAATCCGAAAAAACGCGGCGTCGTTATCAACGTTCTTGGCCGTGTAGCTGCCGGTATTCCACTGGAAGCCATAGAGGATATTATAGATACAGAAGAAATTTCAGAAGAAATGGCAAAAACCGGTGAATTTTTTGGGTTGCAAATAAATGGTGATAGCATGGAACCCAAATTCAGTAAAGGCGATGTTGTAATTGTCCGCAAGCAGGATGATGCTGAATCCGGAGATATTGTTATTGCCATGGTTAATGGTGATGATGCTACTTGCAAGAGACTAAAAAAATATCAGGAAGGTATAGGCCTAGTCTCAACCAATCCAGCTTATGAGCCAATGTATTTTTCGAATAAAGAAATTGAAGAAAAACCAGTTCGTATCATCGGAAAAGTAGTAGAATTACGCGCAAAATTTTAGCTTTCACAGGAGAAAAATAATGAAAGAACTATTAAATAGCACTTGTTTAGGAAATATCTTAGGAATGCTTTCTTTATTAATTGGATGTTATTCTATTTATCTTACCAGAAACGTTGACCAAAAGGCTCAAGATATTCAAAAACAACTTAAAGAAGCTCAAGAAAAAGCAGTTATTAAGGTCAATTATGCAAAAGTTATTACGGATGTAAATAATACTCTACATAAATATATTTCATCCATTACTCGGGCTAATTCTGTAAGTTCCAGATCATTGCAAGATGTATTGGTAACTATCGGAAAACTCCTAAAATTTCCTACGGTTTTCTCTCCAGAAGATACCTCCGAAATCAAAAATTTATATAAACGTCAAAAAAACCTTTGTGCTACTCATTTATCAGATCCAGATATTTCAGAATGTCTTGATATAATCATTAAAGCAACTAATATAATTGAAAAGGAGGAATACTTAATATGATGGAGGAACATATGCATAATTTCATAAACAATCTAATTGTTAAAACTCAAGAAAACAAGCTAACTTGGCATCCTCTAAATGTCCATGCTAACTTATCTAATCTTACAAAGGAATTATCTTATACTTATTCAAGTATAGATTTATTTACTAATGCAGTAAAGATAATTGGATCTTATTACCTTTCGCACCAAAACGGAGAGATTTTGCTGCTCGAAATTTTTCATCCTTCTACTGATGTAGATGGTATTCTCAATGTGTACATTCGTCCTGATAGGAATCTTTCTCTATCAGAAATTCAGCTCGGGAATATTTCCTCTCCACAAAATCAAGCTCTTTTAGAAACTTTACGTTTAGCAATAGAGCAAAGTATTAACTCCAAATATCCGTATCCCGATGTGATTTACAATTTTTGCAATAGCATAATTACTTCCAACTAAACGCTGATATACCAAAATAAACTACAAAGGTCGGAAAGGCTCCCGACACACTCAAAAGAGTACCTGAGATGATGGATACGCCGCCCATCTTGTAATTTTAATAATTTAATTCTGGAAAGGAGCTAACACCCTTATGATGTACCCATTTTTAACCTTAAATGATAATACGGAAATTACACATTCCGAGATGAAATGTGATGGCCGTGTAAAGGTTTATATTGAAACACCTGACGAAAAATACTGTTTTCGACATGCTACCTGTTGGCTCCCAGAATATACCTGGGAAGACATTTATCACTTTTCTGATGAAAAAATTCAGTATTTTGAAGAAGTTATTCGCTCAACAGCTCACCTGATTATGGAGTTTTCTCAAGAGGGAGGATTTGATAATGCCGCAAATCTTTAGAATGGGGGAATACTGGATTTATTTCTGGACAAATGAAAGCAAGCCTTTAGAACCCATACATGTTCATATTGCCAAAGGTTCTCCTACTGCTAATTCTACTAAAATATGGATTACCAGTACCGGAAAATGTCTTTTGTGTAATAACAACTCTCGTATTCCATCTCGTACTTTAAGAAATATTATGCGTATGATTGAAGCAAGAAGCGAAGATGTTATTTCTAAATGGATGGATTATTTTGGAGAAATCCATTATTTCTGTTAATCATCCCCCGGCTCCGGCCGGGGAACATCTTAAAAATATAATATATTTACCCGGGGAGCCGGGGGACGAGCTGCACCCGTTCCGAGCCTGTCGGAGGTGGTGCCAATGAGTACATATGAGGAATTAAGCCTGATTATAAGCGTTGCTTTATTAATCGTTGCAATTCTGAATCTTACCCATAAAAAATAGCCCGTCCTGACCCTGGAAAAGTCGACGAGCTATTTTAATAGTTTAAAACTTAATCGCCGGGGCGGGGAAGTAGCGGTTCCCTTCCGGCTCTCCTGTTAAGTATATTATAGCAAAATATACAAAAATGTCAATCATGTAAAAACCGCCCCTGCGCCAACAGGAGCGGCCAGTATCTTCCGAAGAATGATACCACAATCCAAAAATATTGTATCATCTTCGGGCAGCCTTCGCAATCGGAACATGTTTTCGATGGCTGTTATTTTTGTACCTAAAATCCGGCCATTGCACCGGCACAAATCAAAGGAGGATGATTTTTTATGGCAGAAGGTGTAAGAAAACGTGGTAAAACCTGGTCATATTACTTTGATACTGCAAAGATAAACGGCGAAAGAAAGAAAATTGAAAAGGGCGGCTTTCATACCCAAAAGGCAGCATTGGACGCAAGGGCCGCTGCCATAGCAGAATACAATAATACCGGAAGGACATTCTCTCCCAAAGAAATCAGTGTGGCAGATTATCTTGATTACTGGTTAGAAAATGCGATCCGAAAAAATATTGATCATGGATACAGCTATAACACTTACCGGGAATACGAATCCAAGATCAGACTGCATCTGAAACCTGCTTTTGGTATTTACAAATTAAGCAGTTTCCAGTACGCTCCCGATAAAATCCAACAGTGGGTAGATAACATGAAGACAAAAGGATTTTCCAAAAGTATGATTAAAAATACCCTGACCTGTCTGCAAGGTGCATTAAATTATGCAATTCTACCGCTAAAATATATTCAGTCTAATCCCTGCATTCCAGTTAAGATTGGAAAAATGCCAATAGATGTAAACTCAAAGGCACATACAGAATACGTCTGTCCCAAAGAAGAATTTGCTCGTATTTTGAAACGTTTTCCAGCATCCAATGGTTTTCATCTTTCGTTAGTAGTTCCTTATAATGTGGGGACGCGGATCAGCGAAACCTTTGCTATTGATCTGAATGAAAATGTAGATTTTGAAAGGCATGAGCTTCATATCAAAGGTCAATTAGTCAAAATAGATAAAATCTGGTTCATTAAACCACCTAAATATGATTCTTACCGTACTGTAAAAATTGGATATACTTTAGAGTCCGAACTTAAGAATGCCATAAAGCAAAGAAAAATAAATCAAATGAAATATGGCAACAAGTTTATAAAAACTTACCTGCTGCCGGACAATTCTCTTCTGCAGCTCAGAGCGGATATCGCCGCAGCGTACAAAGAGATTATGCCTCTTTGTGTAAAGGACAACGGAGAACTTCTGACGCCAGAATCATTTAAGTATTGCGCCAGGGTTATACACCACGAAATGGGAAATGAATATTTCCACTCCCACTGTCTGCGGCATACTCACGGCACCATTCTTGCAGAAGGTGGCGTAAATCCCAAAACAGTTATGGAACGGTTGGGGCATAAAGACATCAAAACCACTTTACAGACCTATACTTTTAACACAGATGTGATGCAACAGGCAGCTGTTGATATATTCGAAAAATCTTTACAGGCATAA